TGTTTTGGCCTGAAAACCCGCATGAACACTCACTTTTTCGTGACTACAAAGTTTGTATTGCACTGAATGTTGCAATCAGCTAGAATTTTGTTGCAACCGTATGCAAGCAAAATGCCCTGCGCCAGGAGGTTTGTCCTCTTCAGCGCGGGGCATTTTGTGGTGTAGCGGTCACTCCTCGTCCGGTGCGAGGATAAGCTGGGAGCCGTCCGGGAGGATGAACGCCAGCTTTGCGCCGCAGAGGGCGGCGGCCTTGGCGAGGTCTCTGGCCGACCAGCTGTCCCGTCTCAGCTTGTTGCTCATTGCCTGCGGGGTGGTCATCCCGAAAGCGGCGGCGAAGGTGTTCTGGTCGGTCTCGGTCAGCTCCAGAAGAGCCTTTACTCGGCTTGATGTGGTCATCTTGGGTCACTCCTTTCTGCCACAAGGATATGACTTGCCGGGGCAAAAGTCAACAACAAAAAGAAATTAAAAAATAAATCAAAAACAACTTGACTTTGTGCTTGCGCAGAGGTAACATACAGCCACCGGAAGGGTTCCGGAGTAAAAAATAACGGAGGAAAACGAAAAATGAAAGTTTGCTATACGAAGTTCGAGGTCGTGTTCCGGAACGCCACTCTGGTGTTCACCGATCGGGAGCCCCAGTTCAGAAACCGTTTGGACGTATACAATTACGTCTGCGCCAACCGGCTGGCCAAGAGCTACGGGAAGTTCATCCGCATCAATGAATCCACGGTTTGCTACTAAGAAGGAGGGCTGAAGAATGAGATGCGATGATTGGACATCCGCAGCGGCGCTGTATGACGGCGGCTGGCGGGCAGAAGACCGGGACGAGCTTGTAGCGGAGTACGACCTCTCCGAAGAAGAGGCAGACGCAATCTGCGAGGATCTCCGCAGGATGGATGAGAAGGAGGGCTGAACCATGAAGAAAGATGAACTGCGCCGCCACCTGGGCACCGTAACCCTCGGGCTGGATTCTCAGTGGAGCGTCATGCACCGGCAGGACTTGGACGACAGCACTCGGGTGGCTGCCGCTGGGCAGTATCAGGGGATGCTCTTCACCATCACTGCTCTGGGCGGTGACTGGCTGCGGGATGACAACAACAAGCATCGGGTGTTCCTGATGGGCGAATCCAGCCGGGACACCGACGAGTACACGAGCGAGGAGGACTGAACTATGAAGTTCTATTACAAGGGGCAGCTGGTGCGTACCAGCAAGACGCACACCTACAACTGGGCGATCCTCGAAGAGAAGGACGACGGCACCTTGAAGGTCTACGGCTGCCGGGCTGAACGGGCAGCGGCTGACACCGAACTGACGCAGGTCATTCGCCGTGGGCATCCCTGTGCGCGGGTCGTCCCTCTGGATACCGAGCCGAACCCTCCGGCGCTGACCTTCGACCAGTTCATGGCTCTGGCCCGCGAGAACTACGGTAAGGGCGGCGACGGCTACGTCGAGTGCTGGGACGACCGCACCTTCAACTATTTCGTGAAGGAGTTCGGGCCGATCACGAGGGCCAGCGCGCTGGATGCTTTTGCACAGGCGCTGGATCAGGAGAACGAAGAGCGGGCAATCCGCAATGCTGCTGCGAAAGGAGAATGGTAACCGTGAAGAAGCTGAACATCACTTACGATACGTCGAAAATGGAAAACGACGAGTGGATCACTGGGGAAACCTGCTACACGGTCGAACTCGAGGACGAGGTGGCCGACCGGGTGTTGAATCGCAGCAAACCGTCCAAAGTGACGGTGACTCTTATCGAGAAGCTGCTGACCCTGCGGGAGCGCCTGCTGTGCCGTGCCTACATTCAGGGCAGCATCAAACACTATGAACTGGTGAAGGAGGGCTGATCTATGAAGAAGGTCAACTGGAAGGTGTACAACGAGGCGCTAGGTGCGCTTCAGGCGCAGTTCACCAAGTGGGACGGCATTCGGATTTTCAACCGCAACTTTGCCCAGCAGGGCGCACCAGTCCGGCTGGGTGTCCAGTGGGCCTCCCTCGGTCTCAAGAGCCCGGAGGAGGCTGCCGAGTATGCAGACCGGATTCTGGACGCTGCCATGGCGGCAGAGCACTTCGTGTATAACGGCTACGTGGTGGACTATGAGGGAGGTGATCAGTGATGCGTGGATTCCGTACGGAGATGTGCGTGGACAGCCAGCTTTGGCACGAGGACAGCTTCGAGCTGAACGGCTCTGAGATTCGGTGGCAGGCCAAGGTCTGCGAGAAGCACAGCGAGTTTGGTATCGACGGCGGCAGAATCCTGAAGCTCTGGGTCAGTCAACTGCCGCCGGGTGATGTGCGTTACTGGCAGGAGGTTGCTTCTTATGACCGTGGGTGGTATACCCGACCGCTCACCCCGGAAGCGAAAACCGCAGTTGAATATGTTGTTGATATGTTCCGGTGAATTACCCCAAAGAGAAACGCCCTGAAGGTGCATCCCTTCAGGGCGTTTTCGCTGTTTATTTATCGGACTTTCTCGATCTCGCCGGTTTCGATGTTCACAAAATATTCGGCCAGCACGGTTCCGCTGCCCAGCATCTTTGCGTCGTGCTCTTCTTTGGCAACGTACTCCTGTACAGTTACGTCCAGGTCGCCGCCCATCACCATGATTTTGGTGGTCGTGTTGTAGTTGAAGTTGACGATGAAGTGAATCTCGCTGTCGTCCGTGAAATATTGTTTGTAGTAGTCCAGGGCATACTCGCTCATGTCGATGTTCTCTGCGATCAGCGAAATGCGCCAGTTCCCGGTGGTATCATTCCGTACTTTATCCGCTCTAAAGCTGATACCATCCAGCGGCGAGGATTCTGTGCTGGAGGGTTCTGTCTCTGGTGCGGTGCTCTCGGCCACGGAGCTGGCCGGGGCGCTGGATGCCACGCTGCTTGCAGTGCTGGAAGCGCTGCCGCCACAGGCGGTCAGGCTGACGGCCAGCGCGAGCAGGACGATGCCTGCCCGGATACGGTTCTTGATTTTCATAGGGTGAGACCTCCTTTATTCTGGCCTGAAGTATAACACGGCCTTTTCAGAAAGTCCAGCACGGCTCATTTTCTCGCCTGGGCTGCTGCGCTGGAGGCCTCGCTGCGGCCAAAGCCGGGCACGCTTTCTCGCAGCTGGTACTGCTTGAGCCCGGTCTGCTGGAGGAAGTCCTTCAGCTTGTCTCGGGAGGCCGCCAGCTTTGCCGCTGCGGCCTTTTCTGCGTCCTTCTGGCCGCTTTCCTTGGCTACGAGAAAAGCCCGCTTGTCGGCCCTGATCTGGCGCTCCTGAGCACGCTGCATCTGGCTTGCTTTGTACCGTCCGATCTCCTTGCCGTTGTAGGTTACAGTAGCTGCATTGATTGCGGCCAGCCTCTCGGGCGTGTAGCTTCGCACACTTGCGCCCTCCCAGTACATGCTCCAGTTGTGAGAGCAGTTGGCCCCCATAAAGCCGCGCACGTCTCCGTAGCCGATGTCGTCCAGTGAGAGGTAGCCGTGCTTGCCGCTCCGGCTGACAATCTGGCCCTGCCACCAGCTGTGGTTTGTCAGGTTCTGCCCGCCGTCACCGGTGCGTGCACCGACGTGGGCATCCAGCTCCATCAGGTCACACTCCAGCTGATCCGCGTTAAAGCGGGTGATCTCACCGGCAGTTTGGTTGATACCGGTGCGGGTGGCCCGAAGAACCACCACGTCCAGACTGTCCACGTGGCCACTGGGATAGGTGATGGCCCCCACGCCCTTGGCCGCCAGCTCGTTGAGCGCCCGCCTGGCAGAATCGTCCGAGCTGAACGCTTCGCTGACGGCATCGGCGTGAGCCATGTCGAGGTAATACGCCAGCTGCCGCTGGGTGGTCTCCACCATGTTCTGGTTGCCCATCACAGCCCGGGTCTGGGTCAGATTGTACAGGGTGCTCATAGTGCGCCGGTAGCCGCTCTGGACGATCTGCTGGGCCTCTTCGCTCTCGCCAAGAGGGGCCAGAGATCGGCCTGCTGCGGCTGCATCCTGCACGTCGATGCCGTAGGCCTGTTTCATTGCCTGGGCAAACACAGCGGCCTCCTGGGGCCCCAGCTGCTGCACGATGGCCTGCATCTGCTGGAGGAGGTATGCACGGCTGGCTCCCAGCGCCTGGGCGCGGTAGCTTTGCCATTGTGCGGTTGCCGTAACGCTGCCGGTCTTGATGATCCGGCGCACCATGTCACGCAGGATGCGCTCGCTCAGCTCGTCCCACGGTGCTGCCATGAGCCCGGCATAGCCGTTGACCTCGTCCGGTGTCAGCATGGGCGCACCTCATGCTTGCCGCCTGTCTGGGTCACCGTGAAGCCCAGAAGCTCTGCGGTGTACACCGCCTCGTGATACTGTCCCCACACGGCGGGGTCTCGCAAAATGCGGGCGTTGGCTGCCAGAAAATCCAGCCGGTCAGCCGTCTGCGCCATCCGCTCGGCCTGCAGGGCTTTGTTGGTTTTAGCCGTCGCCATTGTCCAGCACTCCCTTCAAGATATCCGCAGCCCCGGCCTCCTGCTGAATGGCCTGCACTGCCTGTGTAGCGGCCTCCTCATCTTCACCAAAGAAGTGCATCCGGTACTCTGCCTTGCTGCGGAGACCCATGCTGACCTCCTGCTGCCACTGGGCCATCTCGGTGAGCCGGTCGAGGATGATGCTGTCATCCCACTTGAAGGCGATGTTCAGCTTGCCCTTGCCCGGCGCTCCGGGGATGTGGTCGGCCCAATAGTCCAGGGCATTGATCAGCCCTCGCAGCGCGTCCTCCAGGGCTGCCTGAAGGTCGGACACCGTGGCGTACAGTTTCTGCCTGCTGTTGACGATCTCGGTGGCGGTCTTTTCTACGTCCGCTACCTGCGAGATCACACCAAAGCTCAGGCCTGCATGGCTTTCCACGTTGCGCAGATACTGGTTCAGACCGGTCAGGTAGCTTCCATCCCGCAGGGCGGGGGAGAACACCTGATAGAACGGGGCGCTGTCGGTGATACCGGTGTTGACGTTAATGCCATGGAACAGCCGCTCTCTGTGGTGGGGCGCGGTGCGGTCGATGGCTTCCGGCGGCACGCCGTACTCCCTGAGCGCCTGTGCTTTTGAGAGCTGCTGCCCGGCGGCGCTGGGCTTGAGGAACTTCTCGTCGGTGTCCACGGCCAGCTCGCCGCCCTCGTACTCCCAGTCCAGCCGGGTGTACTGCTCGTCGGCATCAATGATCTGCCTGCGGGCTGGCTCGAACATGGCAGCCCCCAGCTCACTGTCGGGATCAACAGCGTTGACGATAGGGGTCACGAAATAGCCCACGGGCAGTGTCTCCTGCCCGGTCAGATAGGCTACGGGCTCGATCTCGTCCCACTCCGGGCGGATGCTCAGATCCTCCGGGCTGCCGAGGCTGTCCTGGGTCGCACTGCGGAAGGCAAGGTTTACCACTTTGATGCAGGGAAACTGTGTAGGTGCTGCGAGGTCATAGTCCTCCAGTTGCGCCAGCTCGGCATCCCGCAGATCCTGTCGGCGCTCCAGAACGTGCATCCACTCCAAACGGTGGTAGTAGCTGTCGTCCTCCTGGATGGTGTCGATGAACACGCCCTCGGTCAAACTGCCCTCGACATCGTGGGCGACCGGGAAGTACTGGGTTGCGTTTGCGAAAGAGATACCCAGCTTGCTGCCGCTCTGGTATGGCTTCCAGATGCCGCTGCCCAAGGCCAGCGCCACCGTAAAAATGCGCCGTTTGCGGGGCGTGAGCACCCGCTGCAGCTGGGCGTTGATCCAATCCGCACGGTCGCTGCCCTCCACTGTGGCTTCCAGCTCGAGGGTCGTCAGCCGGGCCAGCTCGGAGCAAATCAGCGCGGGCAGGTCGAGGGTCAGGGTCTCCGGGTTCTTGTCCAGCGGCAGGCCGTTGATGGCTGCATCGTACCAATCCTCGATAGCCCGCTGCATCCGGTCAGTGACAAGGGTCTTGCAGCCGATGATATTCTCAATATCTGCGTGGTTTATCATGCGTTTTGAACACCTCTCTTTTGCCAGACGGGCTCCATGGCGTAGCGTGTCATATCGATGCTGTGGTTCGCTGCGTCAACATACCCCGGCATCACGTCGCCGGTCTTTTTGTCGATGGCATACTCATACTCGGAAAACTCCCGGGCCGTCCACGGACAGCGCTGGGGGTCAATGACGATCTTTGCGCGGCTTTGCAGCCACTTCATGCCGTCGGTGACGGACGTGCCGCCGTGTGCTGCGTACTTCCGGCAGCCCCGCAGCCGGTCAAAGCCCAGATCGCGCAGTGTAGCGATTGACCGATTGGCCGCGCTGTCGCCGATGATCTCGTCATGCAGGTGTCGGCGCAGAGCCTCGGCCAGCTGGGCATCGGTCTCCTTCTGTGCCCTGTGCTCCTCGAAGATGTACAGGGTCTGCTGGGCGTGCTGATAGGCCATGCCACCAAAGTGGTTCGGGTCGGGATACCAGCCGAAGTCCAGGCCGTAGTAGCGGCGGTCGAAGCCTGCGATCTCCTCGCTGGTGATGGGCCGCAGCTCCAGATTCTCAAACACGGCAGTGCCGCAGCCCACGACCTCGCCCAGATACTCGTGGGCGTAGGCCACCGGGTCGCGCTGCTTCAGGGTCTCTGCGTCATCGTAGAAGCGGGGGCCCAGCCACTCAGGCGGGGTGGTCAGGTAGGTGGTGTGATGCCGGAACTGCTTCGGCTTTGCCTCCCGTTTGTACCGGTTGACCCAATGCCGCGCCATGGCGGGCGAGTTGAAGGTCTTGAAGGAAAAGCTGAAGGGGCCGCCACGGAACACCGACTGCTCTACGTTTCGTATCTCTTCGGGCCCATCGTACTGGTCGAACTCTTCAAAGTGCATCACACCGAAATAACCAAACGGAACAGCGAGGGATTTCAACTTGCCAGGGTCGTCCAGACCGTAGAACTGGATGGTCTGCCCGGTGGGAACATAGGTCAGAGTGTACGGCTTCTTGGTCTGCTTCCAGAGATGCCGGATGCCCATCCGGTCGATCACGCGGTTGTACTCCGGCCAGACGCTGGTGGCAATGGTGTTGCCGACCTTGCGCAGGACGACCGCGTGGATGTTCGGCACCCGCATGACGAGCAGCACCACTTCGGTGGCTGCAAAGGTGGACTTCAAGCTGCCGCGCCCACCATCGCCCAGATACTCGTTATACTCACCTGACCAGATGGCGGTGTGGGCGGCGTAGTATTCAGGAATGATCAGGCTGCTGAGTTTCAGCTGCTGCTTGAGCAGGTTTGGGGGCTGCCGTCTTTGGTATGTCATCCACAAAAATTACCTTTCCATCGTAGCCGCGCAGCTCTGGGTGCTCGCTCCAGTGCTCGGGGTCACGGTTTTTCAAAAAGAAACACATTGCGCCCAGGTCTCCGCTCTGGGCTTTCTTGAACAGGGCGTTCTCCACGCTGGCCAGCGCGGCCTCTGCGCCTATGCTGATCGCCTGCTTGATGCGCTGGTCTTGGGTGCACCAGCGCCGGAAAGTGCGCACCGGCACGCCGATCTGCTCGCAGATCTCCGCCTGCGTCAGGCCGTGCATTGCCAGCCGCTGCAGGCGCAGCAGCCCGCTGGGGCTGTTCCATTTTCCGATTTGGGATTCTCGTGCCAAGGTTTCACCTCCGTATGAGAAAACGGCGCACACTGGTTCCACTCTGGAGGAACCCTACGGGCGGAGGATGACCCGAGTGTGCACCGTTTTGGCTATGAAAAATGCCGGGGCGGGAAAGGAGTAGAAAACCGGCCCCGGCAGGGGAATGGTTATTTCAGACGGACAGCCTTTTCACCGGTGAAGTCCTCCCAGCGCTGGACGATCACGTCCACATATCGCGGGTCGTACTCCATGGTGTAGCACTTCCGGCTCAGCTGCTCACAAGCGATCAGCGTAGAACCGCTGCCGCCGAACAGATCGAGCACGGTCTGCCCGGGCAGGGAGCTGTTTTTGATCAACCTGCCGCAGAGCACCACCGGCTTCATGGTGGGGTGCTCTGCATTACGGGGCGGCTTGTCGCAGCGGATGACGCTGCTGGGCTTCTGGGTCAGCAGCTCCTGCGCCTTGATGGCCCATTCCAGCAGCTGGTCTTTCTTCATGTGCCGCAGGTCGTCCGGCTTTGCGTCGTCGATGACGGTGGTCTGGCTGCGGTCGTTGACAAAGTAGTGGTTTGCGCCGGGCTTCCAGCCATACAGGCAGGGCTCGTGCTGCCACTGGTAGTCGCTGTGGCCGAGAACGAGGCTGTTCTTGACCCAGACCAGGCACCCGTGCAGGCCCCAGCCTGCCTCCCGGAACATGGCCCGGAAGGCCTCACCCTCCGTGTCTGCGTGGAAGATGTACGCGCTGGCACCGGTGCGGCAGGCCTCGAAAGCCCGACTGTATGCCTGAAGCAGGAACTGCCGGAACTGGCTTTCTGCCATGTTGTCGTTTTCGATCTTCTTGCCGTTCGAGCCCTGATAGTTCACGTTGTAGGGCGGGTCGGTGAGCAGCAGATCAGCCAGCTGACCGTCCATGAGCTGCTCCACGTCCTGCGGGCTGGTGCTGTCGCCGCACATGACCCGGTGGTCACCCAGCAGCCAGATGTCACCCCGCTGGGTGACCGGCTGCTCCGGGGGCTCTGCGGTGAAGTCGTCCTCCTTGACCTCCTCATCGATCTTGATCTGGAGGTTCAGGCCAAAGTCGGCCATGTCGTAGTCGATGCCGGTCAGCTCCTGCACCAGAAGCTGCAAGTCCCACTCGGCAACCTCGCCGGTGGAGTTGTCTGCGATGCGCAGAGCCTTGACCTTTTCCGGGTCGAGCTCTGCCGCAACAATGACCGGCACTTCCTGCAGCTTGAGCCTCCGGGCGGCCTTGTACCGGGTGTGCCCTGCGATGATCACGCCGTCCCTGTCCACGATGATGGGGGACTGAAAGCCAAACTCTTTGATGCTGTTGGCGACGGCTTTTGCAGCCTCGTCATTGCGCCGGGGGTTGTTGTCATAGGGGCGGATTTCGTCCAGCCGTTTGTACTCGATTTGGTGTTTCACGCTCTCCATGCAATCCCTCCGGGCAAATAAAAATAGGCTCTCTGACCATTTTATCAGAGAGCCTAGGGTAAAAACGTTATGACTTACTTTTTGGCTTTCGCCTTGGCGGTCTTGGGCTTGGCCTTTGTGGCCTTGTCCAGCTTGGCGTAGGGGTCTTTCCAACCCTTGGGAAGATCGCGCTTGTCGATGTATCCGATGTGGGCATCCCACTCCATGGCTGCCATGGAGCGGCATTCCCGAAGTTCGCCGGGGGTCTTGGCTTTCTTGCGAAGCTCGGCCTCGCGGCGGTCAATCAGCGCCAGAGCTTCATCCGAAGAACGGCGCTGCAACATCTCTTTTTCACTCATGTATAAACTCCTTTACCAGTTCGAGGTGACCTGCTGTTTGCCCTTGATCGTCTTACAGATCGTCAGGGCTTTACGGCTGTACGCCACTTTATAGTGGCCCGCGTCGTAGGCGTTATACCCGGAGCTGGTCAGCCAGATGGTTTTTAACTCACTAGCGCCCCATCCGGTGCCGGTGTGGTTGCTGATAAGGTATTTGTGGGTTTTAGGGTGTTTTGCCTGGAAATTGGCCCGCGCCTGGAACAAATCCGAAGAGGTTGCAATCTTTGCGTTCTTGTTCAGGAACATCTTGACCTGAGAGCCGTTGTAGCCTGCATAATTTCGGACGTTGCTTGCTGCGTCAGGATCGAGGTAGGTGCCGCTTCCGTGGGTGCCGCAGGATGCGTATGCGGTTTTGCCTGTTTGAAGCTGCTGCAGGGTTTTTACTGCTGTCGCAGCCTTACTGTCATAGGGCATATCGCTGTGGTACAGTTTGTTCGCGCCTGCTCTGCGGCGGGCCTTGCCGAAGGCCACATCATCCAGAACCTCGGGCATCTCGTTTGCCAGTCCGGTGGCATTCAACCATCGTTGACAGAAGGTGTCATTCTGGGTGCCATCCGTTGCGATGGGCTGCGCAGCAATCGCCTTGACCGTATCCAGCGCATCCCGATCACTCATCTGCATCAGGGCCGCCGGGTTGCCCTTGACCTGGGCCAGCAGCTGCTGTTCCCGGGTCTGTTTAGGCTTGGGCTTCGGCGGTGCTGGTGGTGCTACCGCCTGTACTACGGGTGCTGCCTGCGGCGCTACCTGTACCGCCGGTGCGACCGCTGCTGCGCCTCCGCCCATGCCGTGGCTGCCGCCCATGCTTCCGCCTCTGCCTCCCATGTGAATCCTCCCTTGGCCGTGAATTTCTCGGTCAAGAGTAACATGAAACGCGGGGGCAAAACGTTACGATTTACTTTTTCTTGGGTTTCGCCTTGGTGGCTTTCTTCTTGGCTGCGGGCTTCTCCATGCCCAGATTGGGGAAGGGGCGGCTCGTTTTCGGGGTGTCGAGAGGCCGGAACTTCTGCTCTGCGGCTTCGATCTCTTTCAACTTCTGTGCGGAAATTTTCGCCATAATGAGATACCTCCAGTTTGATTTTACCACACTTCGATTTCCAGTTCAATCACGCGCTTGCCGGAGCCGAGGGTGTGCGAGGGCCCGGTGCGGGTAGACCGGACACCGGTGATTTTGTGGTGTGTGCCAACGGCCAGAACGGCCTCCGACTGGCTGGGCTGGATGAACGCCGCCCGGGTGCTCTTGGCGGTGTGATACCGGATCAGTACCTCACGGTTACCGGAAACGGAGCCACCCTGGCCATGTTTGCCGGTGCTTCGCCTGCCGCCGGGCTGCGGCCAGAAGGGGTTGTCCCGGCTGTCGTAGGCTGTGGACTCCAGACAGTCGTTCGTCCAGGTCTTGCCCACCAGCGCCTTGCGCAGCTGGCTGTCGCTCATGCTCTGGTAGTTGTTGACCTTCAGGCGCTTCAGGAAATCGTCGTGGTCGGCGCGGTACAGGGTGGTCTCCTGCCCGATGGGCTTTGCCAGCTTGTCCACTGCGTCCATCATGGCCTGCTGCCGCTTGGTCAGGGGCAGTCCGTTGGCTGCTGCCCAGTTGGCGTTCTGGCTCAGCGCCTTGCCGTTGCTCTGCATGACCGGGTTGATGTAGTCGGTCACGCCTGCGGCCAGTGCCGGGTCACGCATCATCTGCCGCTGTGCAGCGCTCTCCATCGCGGAGACCTGCTGCGG